GCCGAGGCTCGTGCTTACCGCAAGCTTATCAAGCTCATCCGCCGCGACGCAGTCAACGCTGCTCTCAGCATCAACGGCGACCCAAAGCATCTGGTCACCGTTGGTGCAATGCCTCTCCTCCGTACGTCGACTGGTATATTGGTTACGCACACCGTATATCAGAAGATTGCTGAGTGGAACAAGAAGGGCAGTCGCACATACAAGGACTTCGACGCGCTCACCGCAGCCTACTCCAAGCTCCGCCAAGCCGAAACGGTTAGCCAGTTCGGTTCCACCGGAGGTGCCAAGGATCACTTAATGACACCGGAGCAGATTGAGCTGGCAGATGGAGTGAAAGAGAAGCTGAGCACTACACGTCGGGTCTTGCGCAAGACTCTCACGATCAACAGGGGCAACATTGATGTGGGAAAACCGGGCGCCGTCGATTTTGAGGCGTTTTGGGGGGCCATCAGCAACCCGAGACGTTCCGAAGCAGCCAAGCGCCTCCTCCAAGGACACTTCACGGAGACAGACACGCCTTTTTCATGGCTTGCGCAAGCAGTCATTACTGGTGCGATCGTCCCAGGTGTTTGCACTTTCATCCCCTCCAATGACCGTGCTTACCACGAGATACACAACCAGGGTTCATCAGGCACTCATGCCCCCTACATCGCCAACATTGTGGCAATTCCCGGAAGCGTGCTTCCCAGTAACGTTGAAGTGATGTCAGTTGTCGAACGCTTCCCTGAAGCTAGTTTTGCACGACTCACCGCTTCGACGTCTGTGGCTTTGTTCAACTTCATTCGGCTCAGTAACCGATCGCTGATTGGGGCGATTGGTTCGTACGTGGTCGGCTCCCGCAGCAGTGCCTACTTGGGACTGGCAAACTACGCGGGAGACACGTATGGAGTCGGAAGGATCACTGATTCGAAGCCTAACAGCTGGTTGAAGTCATGCCTGAACACTTGGGCAACTGGCTGGCGAGCCAAGGGAAATGCGCTTGCGGCGATGGAACGTGTTGAAGTTCTCAGTGCGTACGGCCCTGCTGATCGTAGCATGGTCTTGCGTCGGTCGTTTTCGACACTCTCGGTTCTTCTCATCAGTGCCGAGAATGAGGAGGAGACTTTGTCACTGCCATATGGTCAGGCCTTTTGGGTAGACTATGGCGCCAGCTTGGCAGTCTCACCCTCCCGCGCTTCCTACATGAATGTGGGAAACAATGGCTTGCGCGCTTTCCTCACGCGTGAGTCTCTCGCAGGTGTCAGGCTATGTGCTTACACTCGTGAGTCTGTTGACCGTGCGCGGGTCGTCATGTGGAGGGAAGTGCAGGAGGTGTTGGTGGCGACGAGCTCGCTCTGGCCAGATGCTCCAATTCGGTTATTGCCAACCGGCGGTGAGAGCCCGCAAAATGGCAATTCGGGACGGGCTTCTGGCCCAAAAGTGAAATGATCGTGCGTCGTGTTTTGTCGCCTTGTGCTGGGGACTGGGTCAAGTACAACCAGGTGGGGGGACCTAATGGTTCCTTCGTCAGGGTGTCGACCAAGTCCCCACCACCCGGGCGGCGTGCGGTCTTTTGGTTATCGGGTGGAAATCTTGATGTGAGCGCTTCACTCCTTGGTTGCTCCCCTTTGCTCCCTATTGGTGCGTGTAATTGTCCTCTTGACAGTTCGTATGCTTGTGTTTGTCGGCTGGTTGTTAACCAAGCCGTTCGGACGCCACACCCAAAGTTCCTTCAGAAATTTGCTAAGGTGATGGATAGTTTCAAGCGCAAGTGTAGTTCACGAGGAGGCGGTCCCACTGATAATGGTGTTGGCTTGGAGGAGTTCGTTGAAGAATCGTATGCTGGCGATAAGCTACGGCATTATCAGGAAGGCATTGCATATTTTGTGCGCGATCGGGCAATAGATTTGGTTGCTGTTGGTCCTAAGTCAAAAGAGAGGCCCACCGTCGGGTTCATGACCTTTGTCAAAGATGAGCTTCAAGATCAGGAGGCATGCAAGCAGCGTAAGCTGCCAGAGCTTTTTGATTGGTCGCAGGGGGGAGGTGTGAAGAATGAGGTCGAGTACGTGCGAGAGAATCGTACGGAAAAAGGCCTTGTCCCGGCACACCCCCCGTCGCGGCCTAGGGGTATACAACCCCAAGTTTTCTTTGATGATAAGTGTGTCGGCGGTTGGAATCTACTCCCTTGTGCCATTGAGGGTGCCGCATTGGCTCGCATGGCGCGTGGTAAGAAGACGATAAAGACAAAGTCGGGAAATTTTGCATTCAATGGTGGGCATGATCTACGGCACGTTCATGAGGAAGTGGGCAAGCTAAGGGACTTGGCTGATATACCGACTTCCTGGATGAAGATTGATGTTAAGCACTATGAGAGTAGGCAGGGTGCGTACCTGCCGATCGTGCGCGATATCAATTTGAAAGTAATCCGATCAGAACGTGGCGAAGATGATGTCTATTGTTGGTTGCGGGATTTGATTTACCCGGCACAGGACAAATGCCATATCTGGGCGAGGGGTATCAGAGCAAAGACCCCGCCGATAAGGATGTCTGGCACCGCTGCCACGTCCTTCGACAACCAGAGCGTAATGTATGTTTTGCTAGAGTGTGTGTTTAAAATCTTTGAATGTCGGAACCGGTGTTACATAGCTGGTGACGATGCCTATGTGGGCGTCCCGTGTGAGTGGCTTGAATGTGAGCCGAGTGCGCGGATTAAGAATCGGTTGTGTCGTTTTGGACTCAGCATGTCGGACCTATCGGTTGCCACGGTGAAACTTTTCGAAATCGTTTTCGAGAGGGTAGCCGGCATCCCGCTAGTGTTTGAAGGTCTAGCTGATGATCCTGCGATGCTTCCATTCTGTCGTCTATATTCGTACACGTCGCCAAATGAAGCTATATATGTGAAGCGTCCTCAAGAAGTTCTACGACGTTTGATGGTCATCACTCGAAGTGATTGCGGTCGGCCCGATTGGTCGCATCATTTTTCTGTGTGTTGTGGGTATCTGGGTGTTTGGTCCAAGGTCCCGCTCATTGCGGACATGGCTCGAGCTGTTGCTGTTGGGATAGCGAATGCTGGCTATGGTCAGCTCGTTGAAAAGCACGCTCTTGAGTCTTGGTCTGTTCGTTTTGAGCAGGTTGACTGGGCCTCTTTGGTTGATAACATCCGAGCGTTTAGTGTATGGTCTCCCGAGGAATTGGAAGCCGCTGCCACAACTTTTGACATGGATACGTCCGCAGTTGGTCAACTAATCCAACACTTCCACGCATCTGTCAATGAGGTGTCTGCAGCAGTAGTCAATTGTCAACCACTCGATTTTCCTTTGTTCTAATAGCACACGACAAGTGCGCCGCAGTTGGTATGCTGCGGTACATGCCAGGAGAAACAGCGCCTTCAGCGTTGGATCGTCGCAACACCCTGGCAGGTGTTCTCTTTATTATTATTATTTGTTTGCTATGCCCCGAAAGGG